GTAACTGAATTACTAAGTGAAAATGACGATATTATTGAAATTGTTGGAAATATTTTTGAAAATGAGATGCTATTGGAGGTTATGAGATGACGTTCACCTTATCAGATGAACAATATAAAAATCTTTGTACTAACTCTAACAAGTTATTAGATAAACTTCACAAAGCATTAAAAGATCGTGAAGAGTACAAGAAGCAACGATATGAGCTTATTGGGGTTATAGCGAAGTTACGAGATTGTAACAAAGAACTGGAGAAGAAAGCAAGCGCATGGGATAGGTATTGCAAGAGCGTTGAAAGAGATTTAATAAACAAATTCGGTAACGATGATGAAAGAGTTAAATTCGGAATGGAATTAAACAATAAAATTTTTATGGAGGATGACACAAATGAATAATCGCGAAAAAATCGAACAGTCCGTTATTAGTGCTAGTGCGTATAACGGTAATGACACAGAGGGATTACTAAAAGAGGTTGAAGACGTGTATAAGAAAGCGCAAGCGTTTGATGAAATACTTGAGGGTTTACCTAATGTATGCAAGATGCACTCAAAGAAGATATTGAACTTGATGAAGCAGTAGGGATTATGACGGGTCAAGTTGTCTATAAATATGAGGAGGAATAGGAAAATGACTAACACATTACAAGTAAAACTATTATCAGAAAATGCTAGAATGCCCGAACGAAATCATAAGACGGATGCAGGTTATGACATATTCTCAGCTGAAACTGTCGTACTTGAGCCACAAGAAAAGGCAGTGATCAAAACAGATGTAGCTGTAAGCATACCAGAGGGCTATGTCGGACTATTAACTAGCCGTAGTGGTGTAAGTAGTAAAACGCATTTAGTGATTGAAACAGGCAAGATAGACGCGGGATATCACGGCAATTTAGGGATTAATATCAAGAATGACGCTATTGCATCGAATGGTTATATCACACCAGGTGTTTTTGATATTAAAGGAGAAATCGATTTGAGTGACGCCATAAGACAATATGGAACTTATCAAATCAACGAAGGCGACAAACTAGCTCAATTGGTTATCGTGCCTATATGGACACCTGAACTAAAGCAAGTGGAGGAATTCGAGTGTGTTTCAGAACGTGGAGCAAAAGGCTTCGGAAGTAGCGGAGTATAAAGACATCTTAGATCGAGTCAAGGAGGTTTTGGGGAAGTGACACAATACCTAGTCACAACATTCAAAGATTCAACAGGACGTAAACATACACACATAACTAAAGCTAAGAGCAATCAAAGGTTTACAGTTGTTGAGGCAGAGAGTAAAGAAGAAGCGAAAGAGAGGTACGAGGCGCAAGTTAAAAGGGATGCAGTTATTAAATTAGGTCAGTTGTTTGAAAATATAAGGGAGTGTGGGAAATGATTAAACAAATATTGAGACTAATATTCTTACTAGCAATGTATGAGCTAGGTAAGTATGTAACGGAGCAAGTATATATTATGATGACGGCTAATGATGATGTAGAGGCGCCAAGTGACTTCGCAAAGTTGAGTGATCAGTCTGATTTGATGAGGGCGGAGGTGTCGGAGTAGATGATGTGGTTCATCATAGCAATTATATTACTAGTCATCTTATTGTTTGGTGTAATGTTGCAAGCTGAACAGTTAAAAGGTGATGTGAAAGTTAAAGAGCGAGAGATAGAGATATTAAGAAGCAGATTGAGACACTTTGAAGATTAAACATATTTGTACGGAGGGTATTCATGACTAAAAAGAAATACGGATTAAAATTATCAACAGTTCGAAAGTTAGAAGATGAGTTGTGTGATTATCCTAATTATCATAAGCAACTCGAAGATTTAAGAAGTGAAATAATGACACCATGGATTCCAACAGATACAAATATAGGCGGGGAATTTGTACCGTCTAATACATCGAAAACAGAAATGGCAGTAACTAATTATCTTTGTAGTATACGAAGAGGTAAAATCCTCGAGTTTAAGAGTGCAATTGAACGTATAATCAACACATCAAGTAGGAAAGAACGCGAGTTCATTCAAGAGTATTATTTTAATAAAAAGGAGTTAGTAAAAGTTTGTGATGACATACACATTTCTGATAGAACTGCTCATAGAATCAAAAGGAAAATCATATCTAGATTGGCGGAAGAGTTAGGGGAAGAGTGAAATTGGCAGTAAAGTGGCAGTTTTTGATACCTAAAATGAGATATTATGATAGTGTAGGATATTGATTATCTTACTGCGTTTCCCTTATCGCAATTAGGAATAAAGGATCTATGTGGGTTGGCTGATTATAGCCAATCCTTTTTTAATTTTAAAAAGCGTATAGCGCGAGAGTTGGTGGTAAATGAAATGAACGAAAAACAAAAGAGATTCGCAGATGAATATATAATGAATGGATGTAATGGTAAAAAAGCAGCAATTTCAGCAGGTTATAGTAAGAAAACAGCAGAGTCTTTAGCAAGTCGATTGTTAAGAAATGTTAATGTTTCGGAATATATTAAAGAACGATTAGAACAGATACAAGAAGAGCGTTTAATGAGTATTACAGAAGCTTTAGCGTTATCTGCTTCTATTGCTAGAGGAGAACCTCAAGAGGCTTACAGTAAGAAATATGACCATTTAAACGATGAAGTGGAAAAAGAGGTTACTTACACAATCACACCAACTTTTGAAGAGCGTCAGAGATCTATTGACCACATACTAAAAGTACATGGTGCGTATATCGATAAAAAAGAAATTACTCAGAAGAATATTGAGATTAATATTGGTGAGTACGATGACGAAAGTTAAATTAAACTTTAACAAACCATCTAATGTTTTCAACAGAAACATATTCGAAATACTAACCAATTACGATAACTTCACTGAAGTACATTACGGTGGAGGTTCGAGCGGTAAGTCTCACGGCGTTATACAAAAAGTTGTACTTAAAGCATTGCAAGACTGGAAATATCCTAGGCGTATACTATGGCTTAGAAAAGTCCAATCAACAATTAAAGATAGTTTATTCGAAGATGTCAAAGATTGTTTGATAAACTTCGGTATTTGGGACATGTGCCTTTGGAATAAGACTGATAACAAAGTTGAATTGCCAAACGGCGCAGTTTTTTTGTTTAAAGGATTAGATAACCCAGAGAAAATAAAGTCGATAAAAGGCATATCAGACATAGTCATGGAAGAAGCGTCTGAATTCACACTAAATGATTACACGCAATTAACGTTGCGTTTGAGGGAGCGTAAACACGTGAATAAGCAAATATTTTTGATGTTTAACCCAGTATCTAAACTGAATTGGGTTTATAAGTATTTCTTTGAACATGGTGAACCAATGGAAAATGTCATGATTAGACAATCTAGTTATCGAGATAATAAGTTTCTTGATGAAATGACACGACAAAACTTAGAGTTGTTAGCAAATCGTAATCCAGCATATTACAAAATTTATGCGTTAGGTGAATTTGCTACACTAGACAAATTGGTTTTCCCTAAGTATGAAAAACGTTTAATAAATAAAGATGAGTTAAGACATTTACCTTCTTATTTTGGATTGGACTTTGGCTACGTTAATGATCCTAGTGCTTTTATACATTCTAAAATAGATGTAAAGAAAAAGAAATTATACATCATTGAAGAGTATGTTAAACAAGGTATGCTGAATGATGAAATAGCTAATGTCATAAAGCAACTTGGTTATGCTAAAGAAGAAATTACAGCAGATAGTGCAGAACAAAAAAGTATAGCTGAATTAAGGAATCTAGGACTTAAAAGGATTTTACCAACCAAAAAAGGGAAGGGCTCGGTTGTGCAAGGGTTACAATTCTTAATGCAATTTGAAATCATTGTTGATGAACGTTGTTTCAAGACTATTGAAGAGTTTGACAACTACACATGGCAAAAGGACAAAGATACAGGTGAATATACCAATGAACCAGTAGATACATACAATCATTGTATCGATTCGTTGCGTTATTCAGTGGAACGATTCTACAGACCGGTTAGAAAACGCACAAATGTCAGTTCGAAAGTTGACACAATAAAATCTCTAGGATTATAGGAGGGAACAAATGTTAAAGGCAAACGAATTTGAAACGGATACTGATTTACGAGAAAACAGAAATTACTTGTTTAACG